AATTAGTTGTTGATAAAGATTACATTACTCACCTAATGGATAAACACAATATGGATGAGTGGGAATGTAAACAATGGGTTTCAAAAGTTGTAAAAGATTTATTGAACATAGTTGAAGATAGGAGAATTGATTATTACATCTACTCTACTTCTCCTGGCTACAAAGGTTATTACCACGCTATGTACGATAAGTATTTCAACTCTAAGATAGTTGATAAGGGATTACAATCCTCTGAGTATAGAGATAACGATTGGGAATCTTATATGTTCCGTATTATCAATATCACCAACGAAAACAGAGATTTAGATGCTCTTCCAATGTTGAGAAGTGTATGGAATCTTATGGATTTGAAAAACATCGATATGATAAAAGATACCAATGGTTCTTTGGTGTTGGCTCAACAGATTTTCAAATTGGTTGAGAACTCACTTCCAGCTTCAGAAAAACCAATCGAATCACCTAACCAACAAAATGGTGGTGATGGGGAATCAGATGAGGAACAATCTGAAGGTAGTGGTACTGGTGGTGGTGGAGATTCTTCCGATACTAATGGTACTGATAATACTGAAGGTAATGGTGGTGAACCTAAAGATGGTTCTAATGATACCGATGATTCCAAAGGTGATGCAGAAGGTGATGAGGTAAAGAAAGGAAGTAGAGGTTCTTACAATCCTAATGGTGCCGGTGGTAGTGGTAAAGATTCTCAAATCACAGATACCAAAACTACTGAAGGTAATGGTTCTTTATCTGATAGACAAAAGAAACAATTGGATAACGCTATTGAGAAACAAAAGAAGTTTCAGGATGGTGATATCAAAAAGAAGAAAGTTTCCAAAGGTGAATCTAAGAAGTTAGATACTTTGGTTAAGAGTGGTATCGAAGAAAAGTTGGCTGGTAAAGATTACCAATCAGGCAGATACTACAAAACTGATAAACAAACTCCTGTAATGGTTGTAAGAAACTACACTAAACAATTGGTTGATTCTGATATGATTAGTATGTTATCTTCTTACTCTTGGGGTGTTGAAAGAAATGAGGAAGCTATCCAAAAGGGTATCGTATTGGGTACTGTGTTGGGTAAGAAACTTAAACTTAGAAGTGAGGAAAGAAGTTTGGTTACTCCTCGAATGAAGAATGGTAAAATCTCAGGTCGATTGTTGCATGAGTTGGGTATGGGTAATGTTCAAATCTTTGACCAAACCATCATCAACAAACACAATCCGGCTTTGGTTCACATTTCGATTGATGCTAGTTCATCAATGGGTGGTGGTAAGTGGAAACAAACTCAAACATCCGCAGTAGCAATCGCTAAGGCGGCATCAATGACCTCTAATCTTGATGTAGTGATTTCTTACAGAAGTATCCAACATGACCACAACCTTTGTCAACCACTAATGTTGATTGCATACGATAGTAGAAAAGATAAGTTCTCTAAGGTTCAACAATTGTTCAAATATCTTAATCCTTGTGGAACTACTCCTGAAGGGTTGTGTTTTGAAACTGTGTTAGATGATATCATCAAAACTAACAAAGGTGTTGATTCTTACTTCATCAACTTCTCAGATGGATGGCCAGGTTTCTCTAATAGAGATATCGATTATGGTGGATATGAAGCTGTTAAACATACGGCTAATCAGGTTAAGAAAATCCAACAGGCCGGCGTTAAGGTTCTTTCATACTTTGTTTACGAAGGTTACGAAGGTGGTATCGAAAACTTCAAAGCTATGTATGGTAAATCAGCAACATCAGTAGATTGTACGAATCTAATGGCGTTAACTAAAACATTGAACAAATTGTTTCAATAAAATTGTTAATAACTTTGTTAATAACTTTCAAAAAAAAGTGTTAAAAAATTAGGTTTATTAAAAAAAAAGTCGTACATTAGTAAGGTAATAAGGGTTGAGAGTTTAACCGAATTAAAAATTAAAAAATAAGAAATATGAAAAAATCGATTGGTAAGTATGAGTTAGAGTTGACAGGTTCAATGGTAACGATTAAAGTGAATGGTGAACTGATGGGAACTAAAGAGGTTAATCCCAATGAGGCCGTTGATGGGTTTAATACCATTTACAAAACTTTAGAGAAAGTAACCTTATCAAAGATTTAACAATTTCTTAACATTAAAAGTTTGGAATTGTAAAATATATTCCGTACTTTAGTAGAGTAATAATTAGTAAGAGTAATAATTAAAAAGTAAAATTTATGAGTAACAAATCACAAAGAGCAGTATTTCTTCAGGCGAAGAAAAATGAGAATAAGGAAATCATCCTTATTGATTCCGCTGGAACGGAGTTCTTCGTTCCACAACTAAACGAAGTAGGTACATCACTATACAAAAGGTGTGTATCGGCGGCTAACAATCCAACTAAGTATTGTATCAAAGCCCGTATCAAAGGTAACCTTACCAATGGTTCTGTTGAGTTCAACAGAGTGCCAGGTGAGAAGTTCAATGGTTCTGAACCTGTAACTAACTTCAACAAACCTAATGGTGGTATTGAACAATATCAAATGAAACAAACACCAACTATGGAAGTTGCAGAAAAACCAATGGAAGAAGATTTCCTAAAGTTTATTCACTCTGAGGCTAATGGTTTGAAACCACAAATGTTGTTTATGAGTGAACTGAAGTGGAAGTATCTAATCAGAAACATCCTCAGAGGTAAAAATATTATGATGACCGGGCCTGCTGGTTGTGGTAAAACTATGGCGGCTAAGGCGGCGGCTAATTCGATTGATGGTTACAATATGGAAATCTTCAATTTAGGTTCAACGCAAGACCCTCGAGCTACTCTTATCGGAAATACTCAGTTCGATACTAAGAAGGGTACGGTCTTTTCACCATCACCTTTTGTGAAAGCTATCCAAACTCCAAACACCGTTATTGTTTTGGATGAGATTAGCAGGGCTCACCCTGAAGCTCACAACATTCTGATGACCGTATTGGATGCGGGACAGAGATACCTCAGATTGGATGAGGCGGCTGATTCGCCTGTTGTGAAAGTGGCTGATGGTGTTTCATTCATCGCTTCGGCTAACATCGGTAATGAGTACACATCGACTAGACAGTTGGATAGAGCTATCGTTGACCGATTCACAATCATCGAAATGGATACACTAACCATCGATGAAGAATCATCACTACTTCAGATGATGTATCCATCGGTTGATGAGACTGTTCTGAAGAGTGTGGCTAACATCACTACGATGACCAGAAACGATGTGAAGAAAGAAGTTCCTACTCTTTCAAACTCACTATCGACTAGAACGGCTGTTGAGATTGGTTCACTTCTTTACGATGGATTCAATCTGGCTGAGGCCGCTGAGATTACCATCTACCCATTGTTCGATGATGCAGGTGGAGCTCAATCAGAAAGAACTTACGTTAAACAATACGTTCAAAAGTTTGTTGGTTCTACAGATGAAGAAAACCTTTTCAATGTAGAAGATGATTCAACTGAAGATGTTGATATCTCCAACCCATTTTAATTATTAATTATTACTCATCAAATGACCTCCCACTAAATTAGTGGGGGGTTTATTTGGAAGTTATAAAATAATTTTGTATATTAGATAAAAATATTGAAATGAAAGATAATAAAGATATGTGTAAATTAGTAATCAACCTACTTAACGAAGATGGTTTCTTCGATAATGAGTGGATTGATGAACATAAGTTCAGGCCTCGCTTTTATAAAGCTACTGAGCATATAACGTATGAGGAAACCGAAGAATGTATAAATAGATTTATAGGGTTTGCCGAAGTCGTTAGTAGAGAGATTATTAAAGAGAATATCAATACTACTTTAGATGAATTAGAAAGTAAAGGATTGGTAAAAGAAGTTACTACAGAAGATGGTAACACTGGATTTGTATTAAATAAAGATTATAAGAATGAGTAAAGATTTAAAAGATGAGAATCTTATCCCTAAAGATTTTTGGGGTGAGTTATCGGAATCAGAAAAAGAAGCTATGGCTAAAGCATTTGATGAAGCCAACGAAGAATTTTCAAACTACGATGAGTGGGATGAAATGGATGAAGCGTATTTCTCCCATTTAAGAGAACGTTTCGGAAAGGGGCCCGATGAGATTGGTCCTCGAATATGGAAGTCGTATCAGAATAGAATGATACCAATGCAACTAATGGTTATTCCAGCAGGCAGACAGCATGATGGAGAAACAATGGTTCAATGGTTTCATACTATTGTAGAAGATATGCAGTTGGGTGAATGTAATGGTGAATACGAACTAATTACAGAAACTCAATTATCAGAGAAGTATAACATTAATTTTAATAACTAAAAAAGTAAACATGAAGTATTACAAAGCTAAAGTAAAAGTTATCACACAAGATGACAAAGGTAGACAAAAGAAAAACGTAGAAGAATATTTAGTACACGCAGTATCGGTAACCGATGCAGAAACTAAAGTTCACGAAGAGTTTAAAAACGATTCAGTTGAGTTCGAAGTAACATCCGTACTTGAGACTAGAATCATAAAAGTTATAAGTTAAGTATATGATATCGTATAGCACTGGTGAAATTGTAATCGTATCTGTCTTTGGTAAAAACAAAGTAGGTACGGTTACCGAAAAACAAAAGACAGTTAAAGGGTATCGTTATATTGTTAAAACTGAAGATGGTGGGATAGTAGAAGATTTGTATGTTGATGACAATAGTGTAACATCGTTTATAGATAGCCGATTATCCAAATCATTTAAAAAACATTTAGAGAATGGAAATTGATAAAACAAAGTTCAAAAGATTAAAGAAGAAAGTTTTAAACACATATCCAAAAGCTTCAACACAAAGAACATCCGATGGAAAATTTTTCGTATCGGATGGTGTTGGGAATGGATTGCAGAAGGAGTATATGATACCACCACAAGCCACTGTAGCGGCTGCATGGTATTGGATGGCTGAAACTATGAGAGTTAATCAGAACATCGAAAGAACTCATCCTAAGAGAATGGACTTAAAATCATTTGAAGCTAAGTTCGCAAGAATTTCTAAAAGAAATCGTAAGTAATATAGTTTCATTAAAGTTTATTTTATATTTATTGACAAATAGTTAAATAATTAAAATATTCTTACAATGAAAAGATATTCAGGAAAACCGAGAGGTAGAGTAAATCAAGGTGGAGCAACCCACCAAAAAGATAGAGATAAACTAAAGCAGTTAGGAAAGAACTATAACTCAATTGATTTTGAAATGGGTTCTAATTTAACTGAAGCGAATTATAAAGATAAAAGCAGACCTATTGGAACGCTTGTTGTTGGGAATCAAAGAGTTGATTTGACATGGAGTGAGTGTAATAAAATCTTCACTACATTATTAGATGCACAACAAGTACATAGAAGAAAGATTCAATTAGGTATGTTTGATTAAAACAAACCAATGAAAGCATCCGACTTATTTAAGGAATTGGGAATGGGTGATGAAGAAATGAATGAAGCCCGTAGTTGGGTTAATTATAAACATTTCTCAGAAACTGTTCCTGATATTCTATCATTAAGTGAATATGTGGATACTGTTTATAAGAAAGCAGTTGAAACGGATGCCAAACCACACCAATGGTTTTCAGAAAGATATATGACCGAACGTTATATATCTTCTAACGTCAGTATTGAATCAGATTATATTCATAAGTTACAAGATAGAGTTATGATGTTAATTGATTCCGAACACCCACCACACATTCATAAATTCTTACAACTTTGTGTACAGATAGTTCAGAAAGATAAGAAAGCTTTAAGTAAAGATTGTTTAAAGTTTATGAACCTAATCCATAAGAGAAAGTATTAAACCCCAATATATATAATTAGATGAGCTTACACTATATAGAAGAACCATACAGACAAAAGATAATCGATATACTATCAACTGATGATACCGATGAAAGAAAATATCTTAATGTTAAATTGTATCTTATTAGTGAACCTTATTTCAAACACTTCACAAGCGAACCCGCTTGGCTAACTAAAGAGATTATTAAAGATTTTAAAAAGTAGGAGATGGAGATGGCTGAATCAACATATTGGGATGAATCGGAATTCAACTTTTTTGAAACGTTGGAAGATGAAGATAAATTGCTTTACCTATATGATTTAATGATTGGTGAGTTTTCCTATATGGAAATTCACAATGAAATGGAAGAGTTGGATAGGCAAGAAAAAGAATTGGGTGAGATGTTTAAGCAGTTAGGTGAGGCAGCTGCTGAAATGGATGATGAGGAAGAAGATAACGATATATGGGATTTCGAAACCGATAGGAACGAAGTTAAGATTGAGTTTGTAAAAGATGTAGATATGGATTACATCAAAATCATCGGACCAACCTTAGAAGTTTTATTGAAGGTGGCTAATGATTTAATGATGAATGGTATGATTCTAATGGATAAGAAAATAGAATTTACTAAATACGAACCTTGGCATGTAATTGTTACCTACAAACTAATCGGAAATGTTCCACCATTTTCAGTAAATTAGACAAATTGTCATACTATATCCTTACTTAACTGACATTTTGTCATACTATAACCTTACAAATCCCTTTGGTACACAATTGGTACTATAGTAATCAAAAGAAATTAATTGTTTAACTATAAAAAAGGGAATAAAATGATTTTAACAATGAATAACGCATGGAATTTAATGGATGAGTTCTTTGAACAACAACCTCGAAGAGATACTCGTAATATGAAAGTTGAAAATGATGTACTCACTATGGAGTTTGATGTACCTGGCTTATCCAAAAAAGATATCAATGTAAAGGTAGAAGATACAGTTCTTTCTATTGAAGGTGATAATGAAAAAAGAACATTCAATAAAAGATACAACATTCAAGAAGATTGGGATGTGGCTAAAACATCAGCCATTGTGAAGGATGGTGTGTTGACTGTATCGATTCCGAAGGTAGAAGAAAAGAAGGCTAAAGTAATTGAAGTATCCGTTAAGTAGTGTTCTGTAAAGAGGTTTTAAATATAGATAACACTTTATGGGTAGTACAAAGAAAGATTCGAATTACAGATAGACCTATCGTAGCTACGTGGAGAGAACACTTACGCTCTGATAAGGTATTTAAAAAAGAACCTTACTATTATTTTTGTGAAGAAGTTACGGATGTAGAGTGGGAAAATATTTAACAATTTCTTAACATAGGGGGCTTGTATAAGTCCCCTTTTTTTTGTATATTAGTAGTATAATAATAATTAAAAATTGTAACATATGAATTTAGGTTATGCGTGTATCAACATGACATTGGGTAAACAGAAACCCAAAATCACTACAAATCGTAGTATGATTAAAAAAACCTTTTTAGAAAAAGGTATCCCATACGCATCAGAGTTGGGGATTCAAAACGCCAGAGATTTAGTAGAGATTATCAAATGGAATCATCAGAATGGTATCAACTTCTTTAGGTTGAGTTCTGAGATATTTCCTTGGGCATCTGAATATGATTTCAAAGATATGCCACATTACCAACGGATATCTAATCTATTGTTGGGTGCTGGACATCTTGCTAAGAAATACAACCAACGTATCACAACCCATCCCGGCCCATTCAACGTATTGGTATCCCCGCGTGAGCATGTAGTAGAAAATACTATTACTGATTTATCTAATCACGGAGAGGTATTTGATATGATGGGTTTGAGTAGAACTCCTTACAACAAAATCAATATTCATTGTAATGGTGTATATGGTGATAAACAATCTGCTATGGATAGGTTCTGTAAGAACTTTGAGAGGTTGCCTGAATCCGTACAAACACGTTTGACTGTAGAAAACGATGATAAGGCTAGTATGTATTCAGTAAAAGATTTGATGTACATACATGAACGTATTGGTATTCCTATTGTATTCGATTATCACCACCACAAATTTTGTACTGGAGATTTATCAGAGGAAGAAGCACTGAAGTTAGCCGTTTCTACCTGGCCTAAAGATATTGTACCTGTAGTTCACTATTCAGAATCAAAAGCATTGCACGAAAGTAATGATAAACTGAAACCTCAAGCACACTCAGATTATATCTCTGAAGTTCCTAATACATATGGATTAGATGTAGATATTATGGTAGAAGCTAAAGCTAAAGAACTCTCTATCTTAGAGTACATTCAGGCGAAAGCATAGTATGGGTTTGAGCTTGTTTTAGTATTAATTATTATATTTTTAATACTTATTGTTATAGATTATTAGGTTGTCTTGCAAGCTAATACTTATTATATGAATAATAATATTTGTAATAAATACAAAACTCAAAGTTAATAAAACGTGAAAACAGGAAAAAATATGAGTATTGTTAAAAACTTTTTTTCTAAACGAACTTGGTTCGGATTCTTAATGGTGTTTTCTACACTATCTTTAGCAGGAACGGCAGCTTACTATTCTGTATTTGGATTAAGTTCATTGTTCGCTGGCGCTAAGTTTGAAGTTATCATAATGGCTTCGGCATTAGAGTTAGCTAAATTAATCGTTGCATCATATCTACATAACCATTGGAAGAAATTAGGATGGCTGTTGAAATCCTATCTTACATTAGGTGTGGGTATCTTAATGATTATAACCTCAGCAGGTATATATGGATTCCTTACATCAGCATACCAAACTACTGCCGACCAATTAACTATCGTAGATAAACAAGTAGCTGTAGTTGAAATGAAAAGAGATAGATTCTCTGAATCATTAGAAGGATACAAAATAGAAAGAGTTCAACTTAGTGAATCTATATCAGAACTTACAAAAGGTTTATCAAATAACACTATCCAATATAAAGATAAAGAAACTGGTGAAATCATCACCACAACCTCATCATCTACTCGTAGAGTTTTAAACGCACAATTAGATGATATGAAGGAACAACGAAATAGTGTTTCGATTAAGATGGAAGCAGTTACCGATTCTATTACAAAATTAGAGTTACAGATTTTAGATTTAGAATCCAACAACGAAGTAGCGGCAGAGATTGGCCCACTTAGATATATGGCTAACATTACAGGTAAGTCAATGGATGTGATTGTGAATTGGTTTACTCTAATGATTGTATTCGTATTCGACCCGATGGCAATAGCTATGGTAATCGCAGTAAACAAATACTTTGGTAGAAAAGAAGAAGATGATTTAGATGATTATTTCACACAAAGAAATAAAATGATGTACAAACATACAATGATGAATGGTGAGAATCATAAGAAAATGAAAGATAAACTTTCTCAAGAAGAAATGATTAAGAAGAATGAAGAGATTCTTGCTACACCAAAGTATGAAGTAGAAGATACTGCAGGAAATGTAGAGGTATATCCAAAAGAAGAAGAACGATTGGAGAAAAAAGAGTTCTTAGAAAAGTTAGATGAAGTAGAAAAATCTGTTAAGAAAAAAGATGAGAGAATCTATAATGAGTTTTCCAAACCATATTCAGATGGAACTTATATAGGTGAAACTGAAAAAGAAAGTTTAAATGATATCGATGAAGATGATATAAAAACTTATTAAAAGATTTGGTATTGTAAAAATAATTTCGTATATTTACATAAGTTTAACATAAAAAATAGTTACAAAAAGCATATGAGTGATTTATATAATGAAGGCAGAACATCTACGGCTGGTGATATAGAACCAAAGTATGATGTACAGAAAGTATCCGAAAGAGATAAACACTTTCAGGAGTTCAGAGAGTTTGATTATGGAATTGATATTGAATCAAACATTATCTTAGTACAAGATGAGATTAGTCAAGGTATGATATTCGATACAATATCGAAAGTTAGATTACTCAGAAAAATTAATCCAGAATTAAAATCAATCAATATCTTACTTAATTCACCCGGCGGTGATGTAGTAGAAACATTAGGATTGATTGATTACATCAGAACCATAAAGAAAGATGATGATATTTCTACAAACATTATTTGTAGAGGTTCAGCTATGAGTGCTGCAGCATTACTATTAGCATGTGGTACAGGTCTTAGAGCAGCATCTAAACACTCTAAGATTATGGTTCACCAATTATCAACAATGAATTTTGGAAAGTTAGAAGATATTAAATCAAACGCTAAGTTCGCAGAACAATTAGAAGATGATTGTAATAACCTTATGGAAGAAACCACAAAAAAAGATAAGAAGTTTTGGAAAGAAAATCAAAGAAGTGATTACTTCTTATCAGCAGAAGAAGCATTAGAATTAGGAATAATAGATAAAATAGTTTAAGTTATGGAATATAATTACAGACCCTTAGGGGATAGAGTAGTAGTAGAGATACTCAAAAGACACGATGAAAAAACCAAAGGTGGTTTATACAAACCATCAGGTTCAGATACCACAATGATGGGTAAAGTAGTTGCAGTTGGTAGTGGATTGTTTACACAAAGTGGTGTATCAATACCAATGAGCACTAAGGTTGGGGATATAGTTCTATTAGATGGAACTGGATTCAAACATAAGAATGGTGGTAAAACGTATAACATTTATAGAGAGAGTGAATTCTTATCTATATTAGATGAAGTGTAAGTGTCTGATAATCAATCAGTTACACTATCACTATCATCACAACACATTGATAATCAATTAGTTAACAATTAAAAATTAAATTATGGTACACATTTTAGATGAAAATCAAATCAAAGAGAACTACGAAAAGTTCAGAAAATTAATTAATCAAACATTTACAGGTGAGAGGTTAGAAGCTCTTAACAAGATGTACGACCATCTTGAAGATAGAATCATTCTTACTCCTGCCTCATCAACCGAACACTTCCACAACGCATTTGCTGGTGGATACATTGACCACGTATTAAGAGTTACTCTAAACGCAGTTAAGGTATTCGATTTACATACTGAGTTAGGAATCGGAGATGGTGGATACGATAAGGAAACTGTAATCTTCACAGCCCTTCACCACGACTTAGGTAAAGTTGGTAACGCTGATGAGAGTTGGTATATCCCAAATGATTCACAATGGCATGTTGAGAATCAAGGAAAGATTTACAAAACTAATCCATCAATGCATTGGATGAATTTGAATGATAGAACATTTTGGATGTTGAACCATTTCGGAATTAAAATCTCAGAGGTTGAATACTTAGGTATCAAACTTACTGATGGATTGTACGATGATTCCAATAAAGAGTATTATATCGCATATAATAAAGATAACGCACTAAAGACTGGACTACCATTTGTAATGCATCAAGCTGATATTATGGCAGCTAGATTCGAAAACGAAAGATGGATGAAGATGAAGCAAGGTGAAGTTACTACAAAGAATGTAGGTGGTAGACCAACTAAGAAAGCAAAATTAGAAAATGTAAAAATGCCAGAGAAGATTGATTTTAAATCTATCTTTGGTGAAGTAGAAGAGGCCTAATATGGAACTAATACAACACATAGTTTTACCATTAGTAATAATATCAATCTTACTTTATATAGTTTGGAACTTACTTCGTAAGGTTGAAAAGTTAGAAGATGGTATAGAAGAATCTGATAAAGTAATTGAATCAGTAGCTACCTCTGTTGATAGAGCATTAGCTCGAATGAGAGAGGTAGATAGAGTTGGTTCGTTTGAAGCAGATGATGAAAGCGGGTTTGTATATAAAGAAATACAATCTGCATTAGATAAGTTAAATAATGAAATAAATCCGAATGCCTAAAAAAAGAAGAAAAAGGAGTAAAAGATATTTTACCAAAATCACCGAAATCGCAATAAATGCATATAATGGTTGTGATGATAACCAACTAAAGAACAAAATCTATAACAGATTCATTCATTATCCGTTTGATAAGTTAGCTGAAAATGTAATTCATACATACAAAACATATTACTTTGATGTACCATATGAAGATGTAAAGGCGAGTGTAGTTGCGTTTCTGAATGAAAAGATTCATAAGTTCAATGGTGAGAATGGTAGAGCGTTCTCCTATTTCACAGTAGTTGCAAGAAACTATTTATTCAATGAGAATAATGCAAACTATGCTAGGATGAAATCAAAAGAAAAGGTAGCGGCAATTGATACATCTCGTAATATCGTAAATGAGATTGTAGACCAAAACAACAAAGAAGCAAAATCAGATTTCATAGACCATTATACAAAATATATAGATTATCATTTATATGAATTGTTTTTAAAAGATAGGGATAGGGCGATTGCAGATTCAATAAATGAATTATTTAAGAACAGATATGATTTATATTCGTATAACAAAAAAGCACTCTACATACTTATTAGAGAGAGAACAGGAGTACATACTCAATATATAACTAAAGTAGTTGGTAAATTAAAAGGTATTTATGTAGAGTTGTACACCGAATACAATCAGAAGGGATTTTTATCCCTTAAATATAAACTAAAGGATAGTAATGGATAAGGATACTGAATTATTTAAAGGGAAAACGTTTTCTGATATCATGTCTGATGTTTACCATAATTCTAAAAAGAAGGATAGGCAACTAAAACTTCTTATAGCACAATTAGAACCATTGGTAAAGAACCTACAAGATGCTACAGTAATTGTTCCTTTGATAAAAGAGTATATGGAAGTGGCTGTAAAAAACGATGACCAGATTGTTAAATTAGCAGCGATTGTTCAACGTATGATGAAGGATGCAAACTCAGGCGATGATGGTGGATTCGGATTAACCGAAGAAGAAAAGAAACAATTAATTTTAAATGCTGAAGCAATCGATAAATCAATCGAAACCTTAAATTCAGAAGAGGGAGATGATTAATGGGTGGTACTATTGAAATAATAACGGTACAAAATATAACCCTTAAAGATGATGATATCAATGAGGTACATTCAATTCAGGGGTTTAATCAAAAAACTGTAAATCAACAAATAACTGCATATCCATTCGATATGTCTATAAGACGGATTCCTTTGATTGGTGAATCCGTTGTTTGCTTTATGGGTACGGAAGCTGAAGCTGCACCAACTCAGAGGCAATCAAACAGAACATATTACTATATGAATCCTGTTTCCATTCAAAAGAATCCTCACAATAACGCATTAGTAAATTCAAAAACATCAGTATCTTCACAAAACAATGCTGGGAGTTATAATAGTGCAGCCGCAGGAAACCCAAATGTTAGTAGTGGTGATTCTGAAGCAGATTTAGGTAAAGGGTTTTCGGAAAGAGATGATGTTGGTACTGTACAACCATTTATCGGTGATGTTCTTTTAGAAGGTAGATTTGGGCATTCAATGAGATTCGGGTATACTCCAAATGGTAGTGATACAACTCAAACACCATCGTGGAGTTCTTCAACTGATAATGACCCAATCACAATTATATCTAATGGTAGAAAGAGTGGTGGTTCTTACAATAAATTTATTATAGAAGATGTGAATGATGACCTTTCATCTATATGGTTGGGTTCATCACAAAAGATAAAACTAACGCCAGCTCAAACTGGTATTGGTGGGGCAGATAATCCATCATCGTATTCGAATCCTTCGATAGTAATGAATTCAGATAGAATATTTTTAAATGCTAGAAACGAAAGTGTTATTATAGCAGCAAAAAAAGATATTATAAATGCAACGCCGGGATGGCAAATGGAAATGGATAAACTATTTACTTTGATAGAGAAGTTAGCAAGTGAGTTAAAAGATTTAACATCAGCCGCAGCAACTTACGCAACTGGAGTCGGACCTACAGGCCCGGCTACTAATGCTGGAAAAGTTGCATCTATACTTAGTGATATAAAAGCAATGAAACAATAATATTATGTCCGCACTTTGGCCAACATTTATACCAGTAGTAGGTGGTTACTTAAACTCAGCAACCGAAGGAAAAACTGAAGAAGAAACCGCAGAGAAGATAGCATCGGAATATCACAAAGCAGTTAAAACTGCTCAAACAGTTCTTCATGTCAATCTACCATCAGTTCAAGCACCATATCAACCAATCAAATTGGGTATCTTAAAAACTCTAAACGATATAAAAGATTCCGAAGGTAGACCTAAGTTGAACCATTTTACGGATTGGGCAAACGCAACATCACAATATTGGTTAGCAACAACAATGTCCCAAACTCCATTTCATCCATTGAATATGGCAGCATCTACAGGAACTGCAGGAATACCAGCGCCAATAACTCACATCATAAATAATGGTGGGGCGGTAGCACCACTTAAAGCGGGGTTGTTAGCAGCATTTACTCACCCACCATCACCAGTACCATTTGGAATTCCATTTGCTACTAAATTAGTAGCGGCATTTACTGCTCACTTAATGACAGTAGGTGGATTACAAACTGAATTTGTAACAAGTGGTTCACCTCTAACACCAATTCCTATCGGGCCAATTTCACAACCTTGGATTGGAATGGTGTAAAAAGAAAGTTTTTAATATTTATATATAAAGTAGAAAATTATGAAGGCAAAAGATTTAGCACAATTATTAGAAGTAATCGTAAGAAAGGTAGTTCGTGAAGAACTAAAACCTATGCTTAAAGAGATTAAGAGCAACAGACCAAAACACACTATTACTGAATTGAATGGTGGTGGAAAAAAGGGTGTTGTAAAAGACCCTACTGATTTAGATTTAAAAGAAATATTTGGTAGAGAGGTAGTGGAAAATAAAAAAACATCTAAACCAAAAACATTTGTTAAGAATCCAATGTTAAATGAAATGTTAAATCAAACAATGAATGATGGCGAATGGAGAACTATGGATTCTCAATTTGGGTCTAATCAAGCACAACGATGGGTGGATAATGGTTCTACCTCAGCAGCACCAACACAAGATATCGATGGTAGACCTGTTGATACATCTAACCCTGAAGTGGCTAATGTGATGGGTGCAATAACAAAAGATTATTCTCAATTGATGAAAGCGATTGATAAGAAAAAGGGAAGATAATTAAATGGCTAAACCTAGAAAAGAATATTTCTACAATCCAATAGATTTTAAACCTGATGTTGCCGTTGGGGTAAAATTACCATTTGGTAAACCCAAAGGATTATTTGCTCAAAGTTACACAACTGAAGAGCAAGCAATATCTAATTTAAAGAATCTATTATTGACTAGAAAAGGTGAAAGACCATTTCAACCTTTGTTTGGTTCGGATGTATATTCTCAACTCTTTGAAAATATTGACTCTAATCTAAACGAAAGAGTTTCACAAACGTTATCAGAAGATATCAAATTTTGGTTACCTTATATAGTTATTGACAATATAGATATTGAAACAGAACCTGATAGAAATTTCCTTAGAATAGAATTAAGGTTCAGAGTTACAGAGCAAGGTGCAAACCAACAAATAATATTATTTGTAGATTCAGCTGGAAGTACAATAGAATAGGTTTAAGATATGGCAAACAAAAAGAAATCAGATTTAGTACAAAAGGATGTATCGTTAATCGGTAGAGATTTTGGTGAATTTAGAAAAAACTTAATTGAGTTTTCTAAAAACTATTTCCCAAACACCTACAATGATTTTAACGAATCATCTCCTGGTATGATGTTTATGGAAATGGCATCATATGTAGGCGATGTATTATCATTTTATACAGATACACAATTAAGAGAATCACTATTAACTACGGCAGAAGAAAATGCAAACCTATTTAATATTGTAAACTCATTAGGATATAAACCAAAAAATATTATACCTGCATCGGTAACATTGGATGTATTCCAATTAGTACCTGCGATTGGAAGTGGTGATAATGTAAAACCTGATTTTACATACGCTATGAGTTTATCGGAAGGTATGATTGTTGGTTCAACAGATTTTTCAGATGTAGAGTTCACAACAGTTGGTTCAGTTGATTTTGCATTCTCTTCTTCATTTGATGCTACTGAAGTATCAGTTTATCAAATTGATGAAAATACAAACGAACCTGTATATTACCTACTAAAGAAAAAGATAAAAGCTACAAGTGGTAAAGAAAAAACAAGAGAGTATAGATTTACGAATCCTAAGATTTATGATAAAATTAAATTAGAAGATGAACAACTAATAAGAGTTAAATCAATCGTAGATTCCGACGGGGATGTTTGGACAAGAGTTCCGTACTTAGCACAAGATACTGTATTTGAACAAATAGATAATAACGAAGAGAACTCAACTATGTTACATAAGTATAGTGGTGATACACCTTACTTATTAGAATTAAATAGAGTTCCTAAAAGATATGTAACAAATTTTGAAGATAATGGTATCTTAACAATTCAGTTTGGTGCGGGTATCTCATCAAATGCCGATGAAGAAATAATTCCTAATCCCGATAATGTAGGTTCAGCACTTTATACAGAGCATCAGAATTTAGATTCATCATTAGACCCATCAAACTTTTTATACACAAAAACGTATGGAGTAGCTCCACAAAACACAACATTAACTGTTAAGTATATTGTTGGTAATGGTATTGCAGATAATGTACCTGCTAAAGATTTAACAAACGTATTATCAAGTACAACTACATTAAAGAATGAAATAAATCTTAGTAAGGATGTTGTATCTTTTGTTAGAGCATCGTTAGCTTGTACAAATCCAAACGCAGCTGTAGGTGGTAAAACTACAGAAACTCAAGAAGAAATTAGACAGAATGCTATGGCATTTTTCGCAGCACAAAATAGAACTGTAACTAGAGAAGATTATGTAATGAGATGTTACGCTCTTCCACCACAATTTGGTTCAGTAGCAAAAGCATATTTACAACAAGATTACCAAACAGAACATTCTAAGGTAGATGGGCAATTCATAAATACTGAAATCCCCAACCCATTAGCATTGAACTTATACACTTGTGGATATGATAATAACAAAAATTTAAGAGCTTTAAACGCTGCCACTAAGTATAATTTAAAAAACTATATATCGTATCATAGATTGTTAACAGATGCGGTTAACATTAAAGATGCACATATAGTTAATATTGGTATCAACTTTGAAATCATTGTTATGCCTGAATACAATTCCAACGAAGTTTTATTAAGAGCGATTGATAGATTAAGAGATTATTTTAATATAGATAATTGGAGAATCAACGAACCAATTAATTTATCTAAACTATATGTTGAGATTGATAAAGTAGATGGAGTACAAACTGTAGTAAGACCCGATAAAGATGGGAAGGGTGGATTGCAAGTTGTAAATAAATTTAATGGTAACTATTCACCAAACAAATATAGTATTATAAATGCAACTAAAGGTGGAATTATATTCCCACCAAGAGACCCATCTATATTTGAAGTGAAATACCCTAATCAAGATATTAGAGGACAGGTTGTAACACAACAATTCTAAACGAGGATATAGTATGATTTATAGAATATACGGCGAAAAGGATACTACGATTTACGAATTGAACAATCGTAAAAATCAGAACACTGGTTTGGATGAGGTGTTAGAAGTTACCAAGTTCTTCGATGAAGAAACAGAAACTGTACATATTGGTAATAGTCGAATCTTAACTAAGTTTGATTTATCAGAAATATCATCATCAACTGTAAATGGTGATATACCACTTACTGCAGAGTACCAACTAAACCTAACATCTACTGAAGCTAGAGAAGTATTAGGTGAATACTCATTAGAGGTATATCCAATTTCACAAAGTTGGTCAGAAGGAGCAGGTCAATTCTTTGATAATCCCATTACGCAGGTTGGTGGTACTTGGCAATATAGAGATGGTTCAAACCTATGGGGAGTATCAACAACGCAAGTTTTCAATGGTGAGGCTGTTGAAACAGCTCCAAAAAGTGGTGTTGTATTATATGAATCATTTGCAAATGGAAGCGGTTCAGCATTTTTAACACAATCAATAAACGATTTTAATGGTAACTCACCATTCACACTTATACAGAATCAGAAACTAATTATTTCTGCATCTAACTTCGCAGGAACTACATTAGTATTCCCAGCGTATCTTGAAAGTGGTACTGATTATGGAGTACAATTTCAGATAGACCCATCATCATTTGATGATGTAGCATTTAGAATCAAAACACCAAGTGGTGTTGTTAAAACCGAAGGTGATTACGAAGGTATGGTTGGTGCTATAAAGACCGCATCAACTCAATCATTTGATTTAGCCTCAACTGAAACGGGTGAGCATGAGTTAAGATTTACTTTCTTTGATGGAAGTGGTGATGGTACTACTACAACAGGTTCTTTTGATGAAGTATATGTTTATCAAAAAGAAGGAAACCTAATTAAGTGGGAAACGTTTACTCAAAACGAAGGTGATTTCAAATTGAGAAATAGAGTAAATGAAGAGATAACTTCTAACGTTAGAATGTTCGCATCAGAATCTAAATTAAATTTATACGCTACTGATGGTGGAGCGGATGCACAAATATCAGTACCTCTACAATCTGGATTAAATTACCAACTAACATCATCTATAAATGTAGGTGATTTTGATTCAATAGAATTTACATTATATGATACTAACGGATTACCATTGAGAAGTGGGATAACAAACTTAACATCATCATATACAACTTCAGCAACTCAATCTATATCTTTTACCCCACCGAGTAAAGGTGATTATATATTTGCATATACATACTTCAATGCTACATCGGATGGTGGTACAGGTTCAATGGATAATTGGAAATTAACATATTCCGGTACATTAAACAAACGACCAATTTCAGAAGCAGGTTGGTTGAAAAATTCAGGTGGGGCTACTTGGTACACCTCATCAGCTGATAATACAAAATATTCTCAAACATTTAATAAATCTACATCAGATTTGAATGTAAATGTAACAAAATATGTAACGGATATACTTAAACAAACAAGACCTAACGATGGGTTTATTATTAAACGAGGTTCTACTGAAGAAAGTGGTTCTATTAAATATGGTTCATCGAAGTTCTTTTCAAATGATACTCATACAATATACGTTCCTACATTAGAAGTTAAGTGGGATGATTCATCATTCGTAACAGGTTCACTAACAGAACTAACAGAAGATGATATTACATTATATATGAAGAATCTTAAAACCGAATATAAAGAATTATCAAGAGCTAAATTAAGAGTTGTTGGTAGAGAAACATATCCTCAAAGAAGTTTTACGAACTCAGCACCATATAACCAAATTAAATATCTACCCGCAACTACTTATTACCAGGTTAGGGATGTAGAAACAAATTTAGTATTGATTCCATTCGATACAACTTACACAAAGGTTAGTTGTGATTCAACTGGAAATTTCTTTGATTTTAGATTTAATACATTACAACCTGAAAGATTTTATCAATTCGAATTTAGAGTTGACCGAAGTGGTAATCAACAATATTTCGATGGGTTCGTATTTAAAGTGGTTAGATAATGGCAGATATAAACATAACAACAGAGCAAGAACAAATTCAATTACGTGAAATAAGACGTAATAGTTCTAATCAAATAATATCATATACTTTGGCAGATGATTCTGATAAAGATTATGGGTATCACAAAGTACCTGCTATTACGGCTAAATACTATAGAACTGAATATGATAGAACCATAGACCAATTATCTAATGAATTGGTTAACCCATTACCAGATGTTCCATTGGAAATAGTAAATCAAAATTTTATAGATGAGGCTAACATGTACAGAGTTAGTAATTCAAATCAATTAATATCCATAAGACAAGCGGTGGATGTAGAAGAAGAAGATGTGTTTAGTGGATTATATGAAATGACTGATGCTGGTCCTTGGAAGAGAAGGCAGAAAACAGCGGCAGGAAATGTTCACTACTTCCCTATTGAAAATGAGTACACCAGCGGCCAGGTCGATTATCAAGACAATGCTATGGGTGGAAAAGGGTTCAGGCCTGTTCCTTGGGATAAAGCATCAAGAGGACCTCAGTTGGAAAGTAATGGTGGATATAGAATTACAAAAGAATTAATCGATAGTGGAAGAAGTTTAAAACTGGTAGCTAGTTTTGGTGTAGCTAATGAAAAGAATGAGACACATACGTTTAAGTTTTACTTTACTAGAGAACGAATTAGTATTGTTAATGGAAGAAAGGTACGAAGTAACCAAGTTCACAGACCAATGCAAGGTAGTAATATAATAGTTGATAATGTAGTTGAATTTTCAGTACCATCAGGCGATTATCCATTCCTTACATTTGAATTAGATGTTGAGAACGCAGCTAATACTATGCAGGAAGATGATTTATGGTATGTTCAAGCTGCGGCATCGGCTACAAACCCAATCTATTGGTATGGTGATAAATCATATTTTGAAGTAATCGCATATACTCAAGATACACCACCAATACCAGTTCCAAATAGTACGACTGGTGGTGCTAGTATAACAAATGGATTTATACCAAACCAACAAGCAGAAGCGGAAAGTAGTAGCGCAGGTAGATAACGGATTAGGATATGGCAATAGATAGATTTCAAAATAAAGATATAGTGGTTTCCTCAAAGGTGCCTGTTGAAAGTGTCTTAACATATTCATTAGAAGATTATGCTAATCTAAAATATGATTTGGTTAAACTTCAAATGAACAACTTCTCAGCTGGATGTAGATTGGAAACACATATTTACTCCGCAGATAAGTTGATGAGCTCTGAAGATGCAGGAGTTTTAAATTATGCATTAAATACATCTGCAGATGATGTTGATGTAGATATCCTAATACAACCTGAAAAGGATGTAAGAAATACAGAGTTAGAATCAGGATATTACAGTATAGTTTACAACTTTGTACAAAGCGTATCCCCATCACTAAAGGTAAAAAATATTAGTGCGGATGGTACTGAGATAGAGTTAGAATTAGAAAATCCAAATGGTACTAGCATATTAGATAATCTGTATATGTTAAATCAACAATCAGTTGATAAAAAATTAAACTTAGGATTAAACTTTGGTAATAACAACATATCAATGATATCCGATATGGACTTTTCTAACAATCCAAGAGTTGGAGAGGCAACACCTAATATACCACATCCAAGAGATACACAAGCAGGTGAAACTACATTCTTCTCACCATCTGGCGACCAAAGAGATGATAACCTTTGGATTGAATTTTTTGAGGCTAAGAAACCCAATCCATTCGGACCAGCATTTAGTAACTCCCCAGTATATTATTCTACTGGTAGAGCTGCTAAGGCAAACTTAGTAAGACAAGAAGATGGTAGTGTACAATATGAGTTAGAAAAGGATGGTAATGGTGATGTAGATTATTACTACCACACTGGTATAGCAACAAATACAATTCCAGAAGATAGAAGAGTAGATTTGCCACCTGGACCATACTTCAATCAAGAACCTAGAAGTAACTATACAAAGAGGCGGTCAACTATACAAAAATCTACTAAAGTAAGATACTACAATTCTAACTTATTATTATCAGAATTAAAAAATGTAATAGTTAAATTATATAAACCTCTACCAGATGGATTATCTCCATACAATTGTCAGATTGATGAAATAAAAAGAGAATCTTATATTGAAAGAGTATTGGTATATGATTTTGAAAAAGCAGAAGAACAACCAAACTTTTCTGCACCTAACTTCAAAATTGATTTAGGTAATTATGGAAAATCACAAGGTACTGATTTAAAAAGTTGGAATGATTTATTAGATGCAAATCTATCAACATCTCAACAAATAGTAGATAAATACATTAGTGGTTCGTTTGGTACTATACCATTGAACTTAGATTACACTCATTTCAAAAGTTTTGTTAAATATTCATCGGCTGTTGAGAGGGTTAATAATTTAAGATATAAATTAGAGCTTATTGAATCGTATGATAAGAGAATATCTACACTATCATCAGTTAGTGGTTCGGATGCAGAAACAAATATAACTCAAACTACTAATCGTAAAAATAGTGTGATAAGTGGGTTTGATGGTTGGGAACGATGGATGTATCAGGAATCAACTGGTTCACTTTATACTCATTATAGTTCATCCAACTACGCTATAGAACCTTGGCCAAAACAATCTGTATATCCAAACAAATTATATAGTGTAACCTCATCACAAGCCATTAAAGCTTATAATGGTTTAATAGATTCGGCTAGTATTCACGACGCACTAAATGATGCAAGATTAACAAAAGTAGTACCTGCCTCAATCGTAGAGGACCCGTTAAACGCAGAATATGTTTTATTCGTAGATATGATTGGGCATCACTTTGATATTAGTTGGTCTTATATAAACGCATTAACATCCATCAATGAAAGGGAAGAGCATCCTTATGATGGTATGCCAAACGAACTTCTTTATGATGTAGCTAAATCTATGGGTTGGAAATTAACACATGGTAAAGATACATCTAACCTTTGGGAGTTCGGATTGGGAACTGATAAATTTGGTAATGTACCTAATAGTGGTTCGTTACCATCTAAATCACACGAACAAATTAACTATGAAGTATGGAGAAGGATTGTAAACAACATCCCATACCTTCTAAAAACAAAAGGTTCAGCTAGAGCAGTTAAAGCATTGATTGCTACATATGGTATTCCTTCTACGTTTTTATCAATTAGAGAATATGGTGGGCCTGTAATCGAACATGATGTAAGACCTTATTGGGAACACGATAGATTCGTTTACCATTTACGAATGGATAATAATAATTACATTGAAGTTCCTTGGGATAACATATCAGATATAAATCCTGTAACTTATGAAATTGATAGTAATACTCCTGGCGATGGTTCAACGATAACTAAAGTTGTTAAAGTAGACGGTGGGGTATATGAAATTGATAATGTATCACAACCAACCTTAATATTAGATGCAGGAAACACATATAAATTTGATGTAAGTGATTCATCAAATGGTTCACACCCATTTAGATTCCAAAAAGCATCCGATAATTCATCTTATACAACGGATGTTACTACAGTTGGAACTCAAGGACAGATGGGGGCATATGTTCAAATTGTAGTATCAAACTCAACTCCTGCTTTAAAATACTATTGTACTAATCATAGTGGTATGGGTGGTAATATTACAATCAATGTGGGTGGACCAAACCCAATTGATGTTATAGAGTTACAAGTTCAACAAAACTTAAACAGAGATACTGCCGTTATTCGTAAGGGTAGTGATTTCGCAGTATTGTTCGAATCTGCTAATGATAATGATTTTGATAGTACGACTGGTAATATACACTTTTACCTAAGTGGTAGTAATGGATACAAATCGGCATCAATATTAGATGTACCTATCTTTGATTCTAAAATGAGTACATTAATAGTTGAAAGAGATAAATCAGTAAATGATATTACTTCGGATAATGGTTATAAACTTCAATACAGAAGAAGTAAAAAAGATAGAATTACAGTAAGCCGTTCAGCTAGTATTTCAATTGATGGTTCAACGGAATCATCTTATAACGCAGCTTGGACTGGTAGTGGAGATGTACAATTTGGTAAAGCGTTTGGAACAATAAGTGGAGCTCCATCATTATGGGCTGATACAAATACAATGAGTGGTTCTATTCAAGAAATAAGATATTGGGCAAATACACTTAAAGATATCGTTATCGATGAACATACTTTATCAAGAGAATCTTATCATGGTAATTCGGTAACATCATCTTACTTTGATTTAAAGTTTAGATTCTTACCTGATTCTAATTTAAAAACAATTAATAATCCTGATTCACACCTATCACAACATCCTAATCAAAAAGTATCAACTACTCAATTAGGATACCCATTAACGGCATCGTTATTCAATTTTGAAAATGATGATTTGATTGGTGTAACAGAAGAATATTATACAAAAGTACCATCAGCTGGTGCTAACAACATTCTTAACAATAAAGTTAGAGTTGAAAAGAACGAACTTACAGGAATATTAGATTCGGAAGAAAGAAAAGAAAAATCACAATATGATTCAGCGCCAGTAGATTCTAATGTAGTGGGTGTTTACTTAGCGGCTACTAAAATGTACAACGATGATATTATAAATCATACGGGATATTTTGATATTGATGATTACATTGGTAATCCAGACCAAAGAAGTGGATACACCGAACAAAATGAAGAATTAGATTATGTTCGTAGACAGGTATTTAAAAAATACTCAAACAAAAACTTAATTAATAATACGATTGATATTCTTGCTAAATACGATATGTCGGTATTTGAACAAATCAGACAAACTATGCCCGCTAGAGTTGATTACAACTCAGGTATTTTAATTGAACCACATATCTTAGAAAGACCGAAAGCTAAATCGTTAACTAAGGTAACTCAGACAAGACCTATGTATGATGCACATATTGCTACTATGAATAGACCTATAAGTGCATCGAATCATTTGTTTGAAACAGAGATTACAAATTCATATAGTGTATCAGCTGAAAATATATTGTATGAGGGGGAGATTTCTCAATCATACTCAATGGAAGCTGAAACATTAGGTTATGAAGATACTGTAAATCTAAGAAACCTTTTTGTTATAACATCTCAAAAAGATGATGTAGAAGATGTTGGTAATCCAAAATTAGGTGATATGCACGAACCATCTAAATACAGATATGTGATTTTAAATTACAAAGATGGGGAGAATGTTGGTTATGGATTAAATTGGGCGACAGGTTCAAATGGATATTGGAATTATAGAGTTATTGGAACATCGGTAACTGGTAGTACACCATCTAAGTATGCTAGAAAGAAAAAGTTATTCTACTCATCAGCAGCATCGGCATCTATGAATCTTCCAAACTCATCATCATTAATACCAGCTGAAGTATCAACTGATAGTTTACCTTTAGCGGTTGAAAATTTAAGATACTTAGGTTGTAAGATGACTTCTGATTCTTTAACCACAAATTCTCCAGATACACCTGATGGTAAACCTGTAATTGAAATATTCAAAGCAGACCCTAATGTATTAATATACACATCGGAAACTGCAGCTGAAGGAAACTTAGATGTGGATACGGCAACCGGGTTGGATGTATTAGATACTGCCGAATTAGTTGTTAACGATGATATTTATTGGAAACTACTACAAGAGTATCGAAGAGAACTTAGAGAATTTAGACGTAAAGTAGAGAAGATGATTGAGATTGAAGATGCGAGAGCGGATGAGTTTGATTTAAGATACAAAAAAGAATTACAATTACGTGAAGCAGAATTGGTTAGAAGAAAAGAATTTGATATTAAAAATGGTTCATAAAAAATGGCAGTAAGAAGAAACATAAGATTTAGAGATAGAAGGGATTCGAGCAGATTAAACAATCTAATTGAAAATAGATTGAATGAACGTTTGTCTAAACCTCTAATAAAAGCACCTAAAGCTCCTAAAGAAGAATCAACTAAGATTTCAGAGATAATAAAACAACCTGAAGAGATAGTAAAGACTGGAAAGGTTTTAGAAGATAACAAAGTAATTGATTCTAATGATAAAGCTAGTACAAAGGAATTAATTGATTTAGTAAAACCGATATCTACTATTGATGATGGTAACGCCGAATCAATAATTAATGCTATAAAAAATCCAAAGGTAGCAGAGATTATAGCAGACCCAGTTCCAGATACAAAAGATTTTAACGAAGAAGATAGACGTAGAATCTTAATAGAGGAAAAGGAAAGAAGAGCAATTGAAGATGAACGATTCAGAAAGATTCAAGAAGCTTTTAACGATGAGATTGAAAGAAGAGAAACTTTCAAAAAAGAATTAGAACAAATGAAGTTAGAATTTGATTTGTATCTTAAAGAAAAGTATCCAGAAATCGTTGGTGAAAAAAATATAAAAGATTCTGATATAGAAAAAAGAAAAGAAGAAGTAAAACAGAAAGCCAAAGAAGTTAAAGAACGAAAAGAAAAGCTAAAACTAAATATGGTTAAGCGTGTTGAAGGGGAAAAGATTCGAAAGCAAAAAGAAATCAAAATGGTTACAAGTACAAAAACGGCAAGAAATGTTTCTACTTTTTTAGAAGAAGAGATAATTATAGAACAACAGGAGAAGAAAGATAGAAATCCTGAAATAGATGGTTTGAATGAAGTTCAAAAAATTATTAAAGAAGCGAATGAAATGGAAATCCGTATGGGTAGACCAATTGTTCCACATAGAGATATAGTAGAAAGTAATGAATCAGATTTTGATTCAGATACATCATCTAAATCAACGGACTTGTTAATCAAACCAAAGCAAGAATCACCTTTTGAAAACTATGAACAAAAAAGAGAGGTTTTAGAAGTATTAAGACAATCTATGAACAATCGTAATGGTGAAGATGATTTCATTGTTAAGATGGATAAAGATGATAGAAAGCGTGGCAGATAATAGAAAATTATAAAAGTTAGTGTAAAAATATTTTTTTTAATATTTATATAAGAAAACAAAATTGTAAAAGGGCAATAATATGGGATATTTAGATAATTCATCAATAACAGTAGACGCTATTCTTACGAAAAAGGGTAGAGAGTTATTGGCAAAAGGTAGAGACTTCTTTGTAATCAGTC